AGTCGATTTAACCATCATTCGACGCGGACTGCGGGAGGAACAGATGCCGGAGATCAGCACCGGCCGCCAATGCAGGAATGGAGATGCGTACCGATGCACGGCCGGGCTGACGACGACCGGTAACCTCTACGGCCTCTCCGGCTACGCCCACCCGCTGCCGGCTGGGCTGACGCCATCCGAAAAGGACACGTAATGAACAAATACAACGACCGAAAGCTGGATGCTCTCATGGAGGTTTCCGCTCGCTGCGAAGAGCAGGGCTACAGCGACGAGGCAAGCCGCTGGCGCGACTGCGCAGCCAAGTACGCAGCCGGCGAAAGCATGGAAAGCGCAGATACCGTCGACACCGTCGACGTGATCGTCGAGATGACGATAGCCGTCGTCCTGGCGGTAGTCGTGATCTGGTCGCTGCTGGGGGTGCTGTGATGATCGTCAACAAGCACGACCGAACAAAGTTCATCGGCGGCAGCGATGTTGCGGCAATCCTCGGCGTCAGCCCATGGAAAAGCCAATTCCGCCTGTATCAGGAAAAGACCGGAGAGTACGTCGATGACATCACGCCTGCCAAGCAGCGCGTGTTCGACCGAGGGCACCGCTGGGAACCGATTGTGGTTGAAATGCTTGTGGATGAGCTTCAGGGCTGCGGACACGACGTGCAGATCATCGCGAGACGCGCTCGCTATCAAGACCGAGAATACAAGTTCCTGGCCTGTGAGCTTGACCTTGAGCTACTCATCGATGGCGAGCAGCACAACGGCGAAATCAAGACCGTGCACCCGTTCGCCGCGAAAGAATGGGGCGAGCCAGGCACAGACGAAGTGCCGATCCACTACGCCGCTCAGGTCATGCACGGCCTAATGATCAAGCCGCGCCGCCGTGCCATTGTGGCAGCCCTCATCGGCATCGACGATCTGCGCATCCACTTTGTCGAGCGCGACGAAGAGACTATCGCCGCCATCCGCGCGAAAGAGGTCGAATTCTGGCGCCGCGTTCAGGATCGTGACGCACCACCGCCAGAGACGGCAGACGATGTGAAGTGGCTGTATGCCAAGGACGGCGGAATCGTCATGGAAGCGGATGACGATCTGTTTTCCATGTGCGACAGCCTGAAGCGCCACAAGCACGCTCTGAAGGCCGCAGAAGATGCCGTCGAATTCATGTCCACCCGCCTCAAGTGCGCCATGGGACACGCCTCGACGCTGATCTATCAGGGTCAGCGGATAGCCACTTGGAAGAGCAACAAGGACTCTGTCAAGACCGACTGGCAAGCCGCATGCCTGGCGCTTTACCCGTCGCAGGAACACATCAAGCAGTTCACCAAGACCGCACCGGGCGCACGTCCGCTGCTCATCAAGTAAGGAACAGGACATGACCACATCAGCACTCAAAGCCATAGCCACGGGCGAAGTACAGCAGCAGCGCCTGGCCGACATGAAGCCAAAAGAGCAGATCGCTTACCTGCTCAAACAGAAGGCCGGCGAAATCGCCAAGATGCTGCCTAAGCACCTGAACGCCGAACGGCTGCTCAAGGTCGCGCAGATCGCAGCGACCACCACGCCGGCATTGGCAAAATGCGATGTAGCAAGCCTGGTAGGTGCCATCGGTCAATGCGCGCAGATGGGCTTGGAGCCCAACACCGTGCTGGGTCACGCGTACCTGGTGCCGTTCAACACCAAGCGCAAGGACGCCAACGGCGGCGAGCGCTGGGTCAACTCAGTTCAGGTCATTATTGGATACAAAGGCCTGATCGACCTCGCGCGCCGGTCCGGTCAAATCGTCAGCATCGCCGCGCATGAAGTGTGCGATGCAGACCGTTTCGAGCTGGTCTATGGCCTGGACGAGAAGCTGAACCACACCCCAGCAATGGGCGAGCGCGGCGAAGTCATCGGATTTTACGCTGTGGCCAAGCTGAAGGATGGCGGCCATTGCTTCGAGTTTATGAGCCGGCATCAAGTCGAGACCATCCGCGACGGATCGCAGGGCTTTCAGCAGGCGGTGAAGTACAAGAAGGAATCGGCGAACCCGTGGTCGGCGCACTTCGTCGAGATGGGGCGCAAGACTGTCATTCGCCGGCTGGCGAAGTTCCTGCCGCTGTCCGTCGAATTTCAAACCGCATCGGCGCTTGACGCCATGGCGTCCGCCGGACAAGACCAGCACACGGACGCTATGGACGGAGACTATTCGATCCTGCCGGACGACGCTCCACAGACCGTCGACCAGGACACCGGCGAAATCCACGACGCGCCGCAGATCGAGCAGAAGCAACCGCAGACCGTGCCGCAGGAAATCCAGAAAGCCGCGCCGGTCGGCGACTGGCGCCCAGACCCCGAAGAAGAAGCCGCGATCCGCGCCGCTGAAAGGCAGGAAGCGATGCAGAGCGCGACTCCCGCCCGACAGCGCCGCGAGCGCGGCGGCATGGGCATCGAGTAACCGCCATGAACCCCATTCTGTTCTACGACACCGAGACGACCGGCCTGCCGGATTTCAAAGCTCCATCGGAAGCGGCGCACCAGCCGCACATCGTGCAGATCGCCGCAGCTGTCGTCGACGCTGAAACGCGCCAGGTGCTGTCGAGCCTGGACCTGATGATTCGCCCGAACGGCTGGACGATCCCCGATGAGGTATCTGCCATCCACGGCATCACCACCGAGATGGCCGGCGATATCGGAATACCGGAAGACATCGCCCTGAGCGCGTTCCTGGAAATGTGGCGCGGCGTCAACCTGCGCGTGGGCCACAACGAGAGCTTCGACGCCCGAATTGTCCGCATCGCCATGATGCGCTACGGCGACCTGGCGGCTGACGAGTGGAAAGCCGGGAAAGCCGAATGCACAGCCAGGCTCGCAACTCCGATCTGCAAGCTTCCTCCGACTGAACGCATGCTGGCGGTCGGCAGAACGCACCACAAGACGGCCAACCTGACCGAAGCCTACAGCCACTTCACTGGCCTTGAACTGGAAAACGCGCACAGCGCCATGGCTGATGTGAAGGCGTGCATGGCCGTCTATTTCGCCATCAAGGACATGACGCCATGAAAATCACCGCCATCCAAGCCAAGAATTTCATCGGCGCCGTCGACGTCGACATCCGCCTGACGCGACCTGTCACGCTCATCTGTGGGCGCAACCACAGCGGCAAGAGCAGTATCGCCGAAGCGGTTCGCATGGCGCTCACCGGCGATGCGTCGCGCGTCAGCATGAAGAAGGATTACCCGGCCCTCATCACCGAAGGCCAGACCGTTGGCTATGTCGTGGTCGATCACGACAGGGGCCGCAGCGCTATCACCGTGCCGAACGGCGCCCACGAACACACCGACGAGCGACCGCCGGCCATCCTGCCCTACGTCCTCGACGCACAGCGCTTTAGCAGCCTTCCGGCCAACGAGCGCCGCACGTTCCTCTTCGGCCTGATGGGCCTGCGCACAGACGGAGACGCCGTCACGCAACGCCTGCTCGACAAGGGCTGCGACCATGAGATGGTCAAGATGATCTCCCCGCACCTGCGGGCCGGCTTCGACGCCGCGCACAAGGAGGCGCAGGCCAAGGCACGTGACAACAAGGCCTCATGGCGCACTGTCACCGGAGAAACCTACGGCAGCGTCAAGGCCTCGTCATGGGTGGCGCCGAAGCCAGGATTCAATCCCGAGAATCTGAAGGCCCGCCGAGCCGAGGTTGATACGCTGGCGCAGAAGATCGAAGACGGCGTGCGCCAGATCGGCGACATGCAGGGCCGGGCCAAGGCGCAGGCAGATCAAGGCGCGCGGCTGTCAGGGCTTCGCGAGAGCGCCGGCAAGTTCGCCCGCATCGAGGCCAAGCTGCGCCATGACGAGTCGGCACTGAAGGAGTTGCAGGACAAAGTCGACGCCGAGATGAGCAAGGGAGGCAAGCAGCTTCCGACCGAGCCAACCTACAAATGCCCGGCATGCTCCGCTCTGCTGCGGCACGACCACGCCAACGGCGCGCTGATCGAATTCACGCCGCCGCCAGTCGTCGACTCCCCGGCCGATCCCGGAAAGCTCGCCGAGTATCAGAGTGCTCGCGACTTGCTCGCCAGATCGGTCGCGAACGACAAGCGCGACCTGGCAGACGCCGACGCAGCAGCAAAAGCCCTGGCCGAGATCGACGACCAGAAATCCGCCCCGGCGCCAACGACCGAGGAAATCGCCGCCGCCCGGGCGAAGGTCGACGAGGCGAAGAAGTCGCGCGTGGCGCTGAAGGAAGCCATCAAGACGCTTGAAGACGACGAGCGAACAGCGCTGCTTGCCGACAGCCGCACTGACACCGCCCGCGCCTATCACGTCGACGTCACCAAGTGGGAGGCGGTAGCCGATGCCCTGGCGCCGAATGGGATACCTGGCGAGATGCTCGCCGATGCGCTTGGACCGATCAACCAGCGACTGGCGTCGTCGTCGCACATGACCGAGTGGCTGCGCGTCGACATCGATGCTGACATGACCATAACCGGAGGCGGCCGGCCCTACAACCTACTGTCAGAGTCAGAGAAGTGGCGCGCAGACGCGATGATTGCCGAAGCGATCAGCCACATATCAGGCGTCAAGCTGCTGGTCCTTGACCGCATGGATGTGCTCGACGTGACCGGCCGCGAAGACATCC